TTAAAAAAAAAAAAAAATAAAAATAGAGAGGAGTGATACGTCAATACCTTTGGTGCTGCGTAGAAAATTGATGGGTACACGGATATTCACAAAATGAAAACAGTCCCCGGCATTTGCGCCGGGGACTTGGTTAGGATTAGATCTCGACGTCCGTTGCATCGGCCGCCATATCGGCCGCCAACTCGTCGGCCCGTTGCTTTGCGCGTTCCATCGTTTTCGGATTAGTCATTTCCGCTTCGACGGCCGCTTTGAACGTCGCATCTTTGGGTTTCAAACCGCGCGCCAAGACCTTATTCATGGCAACAATACGCAGTTCTTTGGTGTAAAGATCAACGGCCCGCGTTCCAGTGATCGCGACTCGAACGTTGCCACGCAACATGGACTCCAACTTTTTTTCCGCCGCCGCCCGTGACAACGCAACGAAGTTGTCGGGGTACTTTTCTTTGGTGACGGATGCGTGCGAGTCCATAAACACATTCCGCGCGCCGATCTTAAGGAAGTGTTCGATTGCGTTTGCGGGCATGTTGTCGAAATTTACATCCAACTCGATACCTTTACCGATTTTGATAAGCATCGCCGTGACTCCATCGGTCGAATTACCGGGACCATCCCGAACGCCGATCCGGTGTATCGTTTCACGAGTCCCGGTGAATGTCACATAAATTCTTTATAAACAAATAATACAGAAAGGTTTTGGTAAATACCTTTGCGTCCGGCAATGGTCAATACCATTTTCTTTCTGTGAATTGAACCGAGTATAACATGCGGTGCGTGTGGATTGGTAATCCACCGAGTCCGATTGTGCAATGGAACAAGAACCACACCGATTGCATGTGGATCTCATTCCACAATGGGGACTCGTTGATTGGAATCGAGTATCACATGCGTTGCCTGTGGATCTGGGATGTGCGCGTGGGGGGGTGCCGGGGCCAAAAATGCCCGGCCTCCGCGCGCGGAGTACCCCTTCGCAAAATATGAGCGAGTTTTTCAAGGTATTGCCCTTCCCCTTCCTCTCCGATCCGGGAGGGGAAAGGCAATACCTTTAATCACGAAATCGTGATCGCGAAAGTCAATCAGGGGGCTTGACACGTTTCCGGCCTAGAGCGACAATTCGAGCATTGGAACGGGCCGGAGGTATGGCTGTGTCCCTGATCGGCAGAAAGTTTAGGCAGGCCGATGCAGAAGTGGTGCGAGAGCTGACCTCCGCGGATCTAGTCCTTTTGGACGTAGAGCGGGGATTGAAGCCCACTCACGTCAAGCGGCTTCGGGACTCACATCATAAGGCGGCGCGGCTGATCGCACAGGGACTTCCTATGTGGGAGGTTTCCGCACACACTGGTCTGACTCCTTCCCGGATCAGTGTGCTGAAGAGCGACCCGTCCTTCACAGAGTTGCTGGCTCTGTATCAGAAGGAAGTGGGGGAAGTCAACCGCGCCGCCTACGCGGATAACGTACAGAAGGTCGCTGCACTGCACAGTGATACAATAGACGAGATCCATGACCGCCTCGATAATGAGCCTGATAAGCTCACAATGGGCGACCTCCTGGATATCGCCAAAATGACTGGGGATCAAACCGGGCTGTCATCTAAGGGGCGAACAGCCAACCTGAATGTGCATATAGGTATCGCGGATACTATCAATGAGGGCTGGAAGCGTGTTAACGAGCTGGCCGGTCCCCGCGGAGTGCCCACTGCTCTAAGTGGTCCGGTCGTGGAGGGGGAGGTGGTTTCAGGGCAGAGGGCCACCTCCCCTGGCCAAGCCAGGTCGGAGTCGGAGTCGGGTGCTGAGCGAGGGGACGGCGATGGATGACCCTCGCGATCTCCTAAAGGAACTGTCATTGTTCAGGAACGATCCTCTCGGGTTCGTTCTTTTCGCTTTCCCTTGGGGGAAAGGTCTCCTCACAGGGCGGGAACCGGAGCAGTGGCAGAAGGATTTCCTCACCGATCTCGGTAAGGGTCTGCTTACCCCTGAAGAGGCGGTCCGTCTCGCCACTGTTTCTGGAAACGGTGTGGGCAAGTCGGCCCTTGTCTCTTGGGTCATCCTCTGGGCAATGTCCACCTTTCCAGACACGAAGGGCGTCGTCACGGCGAACACTGAGACGCAACTTAAGACCAAGACCTGGGCCGAGCTAGGAAAGTGGTTCGGCCTGTTCTGCGCCAAGGACTTCTTCAACCTCGGCGCGACTACCCTGACCTCGAAGGACCCTGATCACGAGCGGACTTGGCGAGTGGATATGGTCCCGTGGTCAGAGCATAACGTGGTGGCATTCCAGGGCCTCCACAACGAAGGCAAGCGCCTCTTCATGATCTTCGATGAAGCGTCTGCCATTGTGGATGGAATCTGGGAAGCTGCCGACGGTTGTATGACTGACAAAGACACACAGCGGCTCTGGTGCGTTTTCGGTAATCCTAACCTTCCTACGGGCAGGTTCCGAGAATGTTTCCAGGGTGGCCGCTTCGCGGATCGCTGGGTTGGCAGACGTGTAGATTCGCGGAGCGTGTCATTTACTGACAAAGGAGAGTTTCAGCGCTGGATCGACGACTACGGCGAGGACTCCGATTTTGTCCGCGTTCGAGTGCGCGGGATATTCCCAAGGTCTGGCGAACAGCAATTCATCTCTGTGCAAGACGTTGATGACGCTATGCGCCGTGAACCAGCACAGAGACATACCCTTGATCCGCTGGCGATCGGTGTGGACGTAGCAAGGTATGGGTCCAATGAATCAGTTATCTTCTTCCGAAAAGGAAGGGACGGTGCTACAATTCCCCTCGAATCTTACCGAGGCCTTAACACGGTCGAGCTGGCTACAAGGGTCGCTCAGGCCAATTCCCAGTACAATGGCGACGGCCTATTCATTGATGGTGGCGGAGTGGGTGGCGGTGTCGTTGACAACTTACGGAATATGCAGCTCTTTTGCTTTGATGTACAGTTCGGTGGCAAAGACGACGTGGGAGGCGGTCCTACAGGGAACACTGGCGAGCGTTACGCCAACAAGCGCGCCGCTATGTGGGGAGCCCTTCGTGCCTGGCTCAAAACTGGATCACTCCCCAACGACACTAATTTGAGGGACCAGCTTCTCGCGCCGAAGTTTATTTACAACCTGCGCGGCGAGATACAACTCGAGAGTAAGGAGGATATGCAGAAGCGTGGCGTCGAATCGCCTGACCGTGCAGACGCGCTCGCCTTGACTTTTGCATATCCTCTCCATTCAAACATAAACGCTGGGGGTCAAGGCCCTAACATGCGGAAAGAGAACGAGTACGAGCACGAATATGATCCCTTCGATAACGAACAGATGGTGGCTTAAATGGCTGCTCCAGCATTCCTCCTCCCGATGATACTTGGTGCCGCAGCCGCTGGTGTCGGCGCGCTGGCGATGAAGGGTAGCTCTCCGTCCCCGCCACCTGTTCCAGCCGCGCCACCTCCAGTGGCACCTGCTGCGGCACCAACCACTGAGAAACCACAAAAGACTGGAATGCAGGGCTCGCCATCGTTCTTGGGCGGGGCTGCACAGGCTGGCTTGCCCGGTGCCGACGCTATCGGCGGACAAAAGACACTGTTAGGCGCATGATCGTTATCCCTGAAGATGAACGAATACCAGTCTCGAAAGTCCCGGAGCCGACTGTCGATCCGAAGTTTGTTCAGATGGCTGCTGGCGAGATGCAACGAGAGGGGATCATTCCGCAGGGCGGATTCAGTGCGACTAGAGAGCAAATGTTCTCGACCACCCCAACGGCACAGCAGCGGGGTTTTGCAGATCGTCAAACTGATGAGGAAAAGTGGGTCGAGATGACCAAACAGCAAACTCAAAAAGAGTTTGATAACTGGATGAAGGAGCGGGATCGGCAGCTGTATGGGGATCAACCAGTTGGTATGCAGTACAGTAACCGCTGGGCGGGATACGTCAATAAACTGACGAATGAGCAAAGGTATAAGAGTGGAGCCGAGGAGGATACTCACTTCGAGCAGTCAAGAATAAGATCACTCTCCCGTGAGCGAGGAATATGAACGCGCCTGTTCTATCNAAGACTCTGCCGATTGATGATCCCTCTGATCAGGACCTTCGCTATCGGCGCTTTGTTGAGGGGCGACTGATTGGCCTGCGGATTAACCGATACTCGTGGTGGACCCATGCGCGAGAACTCGCTGATTATTTCCTGCCACGCCGATATAAGTGGATCGTCACACCTAATCAACAGTCTCGCGGATCACCTATTAACCAGCACATTATCGACAATACCGGAACCTTTGCTGCGAGAAATCTGGCAGCGGGTATGCTCACAGGGAAGTGCAACCCTACTCGTCAATGGTTCAAGCTGCGAATTGGTAGACTTGACTCTACCACTACCAGCCCAGTTTCTTTGTGGCTCGCAGAGTGCGAACGAATCACTAGACTAGTCTTTGCGGAGTCCAACTTCTATCCGAGTATCGCCACGTTCATGTATGACCTGGTTATCTTTGGGACCGCCTCCATCGTTATCTATGAGGACTTCGACGATGTTATAAACTGCGCGACCCCATGTTTCGGAGAGTACTACGTTGATATCGACGGCAAGTACAGACCGACGATCCTGTACCGAGAGTTCACAATGACGGTCTCCGCGATTGTCGATGAGTTTGGATACGAGAACTGTCCGAAGCCTGTCCGCGACCTCTATGACCAGCCCTTCACTGGCGCGAACCTCACTCGAGAGTTCATAGTCGCTCATGCGATAGAGCCGAACAATGATGATAGAGATTTTGGTGTTCCTAAGCGGTTTAAGTTTAGGGAGTGCTATTGGGTATGGGGTGGCTCTGCATCACCACAGGGCGGTGGTTCGTTCTCTCAGAGTTTTCTCAGGAAAAGGGGATATTACGAACAGCCTAATATCACCGGACGCTGGGATCTCGTCAGTAACGACGCTTACGGGCGCTCCCCTGCTATGGACGGACTTGGAGACCAGAAGCAACTCCAACTTGAGACCAGACGCAAAGCACAGGCCATAGACAAGATGGTTAATCCGCCACTAATCGCGGATATCCAGATGAAGAACCAGCCCGCCTCGCTGCTCCCCGGCGCGATCAACTACATCGCGGGGATGATGCAGCAGAGTAAGACCGGGATGGCCTCGATCTATGAAACGAAGTTCCCGGTGAACGATATCACCGCTGACATAGAGATGGTCAAGGACCGGATTCGCAAGGTATTCTTCAACGATCTATTTCAGACCATTACGCAATACCAGACCCGCTCAAACGTGACGGCTGCAGAAATCGACGCTCGCCGCTCCGAAGCAATGATTATGCTGGGACCTGTTCTTGAGCGGATCGACTACGAAGTTCTGCAGCCAATCATTTCACGGACCTTTGGGATTATGTTGAGGGCCGGGATATTGCCGAAGGCTCCAAAGGAAGTTCAAGGGCAGGGGATGAATATCGAGTTCGTCTCGATGTTGACCCAGGCCCAGGACGCATCACAGGCTGGTGGGATTGAGAGGGTCCTCCAGCTTGTGGGCGGCCTCGTCGGTGTTAAGCCTGAGGTCATGGACAACCTGGATATCGACTATACAGTTGACAAGTATTCGGCGCTGTTGAACAACGATCCGAAGATGATCCGATCGCCCGAAGAGCTGGCGGCGATCAGGCAGAAGCGGGAGCAGCAAGAACAGGCTGCGGCAATGGCGCAACAGGCCGACACGGCGCAGAAACTCAGTGCCGGTGCCAAGACGCTCTCCGAAACGCCAGTGAGAGGCGGAGGCGGAGGCGGAGGCGCGACGAACGCGCTGGAAGCAATGATGCAGGGTGGCGGCGGTGGATAATGCAGCGGATCGGAAGAAAATCAGAGAAGCTGAGAAGCAAGCGAAGAGGATCGAGCAACAGCGCGCCGGAGTCATCCGGCAAATCATGGGAACTACCTATGGACGAGAATGGATCTGGGCCAAGCTGGAAGGAGCCCACATTTTCCAGTCAAGTTTCGCTGATAACGCACTGCGTATGGCGTTCTTGGAGGGAGAGAGGAATTTGGGTATTGGCCTGCTCAATGACGTGATGAGGTTCTGCCCCGACGAATTTATCCTAGCAATGAGGGAAGCAAATGAGCGATACACACATGGCACCGTCCCCGGTGGAGCCCCCGCAGCCGAATACTCCGGAGGCGAGGACGGTAACGGGCGAGCTGAAACCGAATACGAGTTTGACTTCGACGCCGACGCCAGTGGACGGGAAAACTGACGGCGAGAAGAAGCCCGAGGATCTGACACTTGCGACGAAGAAGGAGGCCGGAGCCGTACCGGATCACTACGAGTTCAAGGTTCCAGATGGCTACGAGCTTCCAAAGGAAGTTGTTGAAAAGGTGACACCGATCTTCAAGGATATGAAGCTGACTGGTGAACAGGCGCAGAAGATGCTCGACCTGCACCATGAACTGGTGAAGGAAAGCCAAGAGGCGCCGTACAAGCAGTACGAGACTATGCGGGATAACTGGCGGAAAGAGGTTATTGCGGATCGGCAGCTGGGCAACGGCCGCGATGACCTCTCTGACAGCACGAAACAGAACATCAACGCCGCATTCAACGCTATCGGCGACAACCGCCTCGTGGAAGAGTTCAAGCAGGCGATGAATATGACAGGGGTCGGAGATAATCCGGCTTTCCTGCGCGCCTTCGCGGCGCTTGGTAGTCATTTCAAGGAGGGGACCCAAGTTAATGGGAAGGGTCCGTCTCCTGAGGGCCAGCGCGGCCCAAGCAGCAAGCCGCCAACGGTGGCTAATGCTATGTACCCCAATCTACCTTCGTCATCCTAGCCGCAGAGTCGGATGAAAGGCTAAACCGCCTAGATAGGAGCATGAAGTGAGATGATCCTCCAACCAACAGGAGCCTTAAATGGCAACCATCGGCTCGACCGCATTAACCTATGCGGATTGGGCGAAAAGACTCGATGATGGCTACC